TCGATACGCTTGATACATATTGTGCATCTGCGGATTTGATTGTGCCAGCTGCAACTCTGTTTGTGCGAGGGAAATACGCTGAGTTTGTGAAAAGATGTTGGGATCGGCAACTGGCAAAATATCTACCCGATCATCAAAATCAGTTTGTTTAACAAACCTTTGACCCCCAACTACGTCGTACGGATATTCCGGTGGTAGATATAACTTGAATACTCTTGCTAATAATTTGAATTCATTTTTTAGCGAAGAGTAAATTCTTTTGTGAACAGCTGACATAGTTCTAGAACCACGCTCAAGAAGAGCAACTGTAGTTCCAACTGCAGCTTGTTGATTACCATCTCCAACTTGAAGATCAGCAATTGATGCAAATCTTTGACCAGCATTAACTACAATACCCATTAAATTTAATAATGTAGCTGATGGTTCTTTGAATGGTAACATCATAAATGAATCTTTTAAATTTCCACCTGGTGCATCTACATCTCTAAATTCACCTGGTTGAATTGATTGTGCATCATCTCTAATTCTAATACCACGCATTTTAAATCCAGCTGGTAAGTTAGATAAAGTTCCTGCATCCAATAACTGACGGAGTGCTGCAGTTGCAGTTCTGCTCAATCCGCCAATCATATGGATTAAACCAAAGCCATAAAAGCCTAGTCCTGGAAGAAACTTAAAGTGCGTAAAGTATGGTATTTTAGTTTTGTCTGGATCACCAATTTCATAGTTACGTCTAATAGCTAAAACATTTCTTGTAGCTTCGTCTACTGTTACTATGTATGGAATTTTAATTCCTGAAGGCTCACCAGTCTCTGGATCTTCATCTTCAAAACCTTCTATGTCTAAATTAACATGACATTCTAAAATAGTATAAACATCATCGTCTTGAGTTTTTCTTTGACCTTCTAATTCTCTTTCTTTTTTCTTAACATCATCTTCAACTTGTCTTGGAGAACCTAAATCAATATCTAAATAAAATCCTGCAACTTGTTGTTTTTTTAATTCGTTTTTAGAAATTTTTACCCGATGGATGATTGCCTCTGCATCGTCTAATGAGGTAGCCGTGTAGGGTACAATCAAATCATCTGCCGGTACAAACTTTGATGTAGCTTTTTTAGTTAACTCATCATAATAAGTTTTCTTAAAAGCTGACCCTGCTAATGGTAAATAAAATAGCATTTGATCAAAGTCGGGCTCATAGTCTTTCATTTTTTCCATGAGCTCGTAGTTCATAAAATCTTTAACACGTTGTGCTTGTCTTGTTTTTTCTTCGTTAGGTGCACCAATTACTTGAGTTCTAACTGGTCCATCTGCTGGTAATAATTCTTTGTAAGCTAATGCTTGAAACTGAGTAACTGCTTCTGCAAGAACTGGGTGAGTTGCACCACTAGCTCCTTGGAAAGGTTCTGTTCTCATATCATATTTAAAACCTAAAAGATCTAAACCTTGAGTGTAAGAACGTTCCCATTCTTTTCTACCCATTTGATAATCTTGATATTTTTGAGAAAGGTCTGCACCCATTTCATCTAAAATATCATCTGGTAAAAATTCTGCTAAGTTTGCATAATGCTCGTCACCACCTTCTGGTGATGCAGCGTTTGGATCAAAGTCTACTTCAACTGATCCATCTTCTTGTTCGTTAACTTCTACAGGACCTGGAGCTTCACTAATTTCTTCTTGAGCCTCAACTACTGTTTCTTTTATTTCTTCCGCACTAGGAAGTTCTACTGAGCCTCTTGGACTTTGAGTCAGAGACTTGTCTATTTTGTCTGCCATTTTTTATTTTCTCCAGTTTCACTGTTCTAACAGTATTATAGTTAATATTCAACCCCTGAGGCGTGGGTCCGGATTCAGGCGGCAGGAGCCATGTCTTAGGGTATTTACTCATTGTATGTGTATTTCTTCATATCTTCTAAATCAATCTCATCAATAAATTCTTCTACATCTTTAAGCTTGCCTTCTGCATCAGGTCTAGCTGTTGCTTCATTATAAGTATAGCCACCACTTTCAGGGTCATAATCTAATTCCATTTCCATATCTTTTTCTAACATATCACCTTGTTGATTTCTTTTTGTAACTGTTGTTTTATTACCTTGTTTAGTAACAACATAATTATCTAATTGATAAGTTTCAGCTATTTCATCAGTTCTTCTACCTGAAATACTTTTTTTCCCTAAAGTTATAACTTTAGTTATAAGGTCAGTTATAAAATCAGGCATACCATCTGCACCTCTTCTAATTACTTCAACTGCTTTTTCAGCAACCGGTGCAGCAGCTTTAAAATATTTTCCAACAAAAGGAAGTGACATAAGACCTGCACCTATTTTTATAAATTTTCTTTTTGATGGATCATCTGGTCCGTCTGCAAAACCTATACGTCCGCCATCAGCAAAAGATCCTTTAAGAATAAGTTGTATGTTTTCAAAATCTTTATCTGCTTTAATTTGAAACTTTTTACCTTCAGGATCTCCCATGCCTAATATAAAATTAACCACATCTTTTTTTCCTATGGTATCTTTAAAAAGAGTATTGCCTTCTGGAGTAACAACATCTACTTTAACTTTACCTTTATCTATTTCAGCACCACCAAAAAATTTACTTCCTTCAAGTAAACCAGTAATTCCATAATTTAAATCTCTTTCAGAAACTTTTATGCCAGGGCCAACCTCTTGTTCACTTTGTATACCACTAGCTCTTGGATATAATTTTAAACTTGGTGTACCTTCTGCATAACCTGCACGTCCCCCTGTTGATAAAAACTGTTCAGGTATTTGTTGTGGTTGAAATCTTTTACCTAACATTAAATCTGTTAGTCCTTGCATACTAATAGCTCTTGCATTAGATAATATTTTTTCTTCGGAAGCTCTTTCCATATCTACTACTTTTTTTGCTTTTTCATATTTTTGTTCAGCTTCTTGTCTAGACATGTCTGATTTTATATTGGGTGTATCAAAGTCTGTATCTAAACCAGAAAAGTCTTGTGCAATCTGTTCTCTCATGTCTTGTTGTTTAATAACTGATCTTGCTTCTCTTCCTTCAGGTGATAAATCAAGTACGTCTTTAGTAGAACCAATTATATTAGTTCCAATCAAACCATACTCTAAAGCTTCTGCAACTGATTTACCTTGTTTTAATTTTTCAAATGTATCATCTACTGCAATGTAAGTACCAAGAGGTCCCAATGCTTTTAAACCTAATGTAAAAACTCTTTTCTTTGCAATATCATCAGGAATGTTTTTTATTCCCTCTGCTATTTGTTCTAGACCTGGAAGTAATTTAGAATAAATTCTTCCATCTCCAAGTTTTGCAGCTTTTTCAACTTTAGATAAAATTTTAGGATCTTTTAAATCTTTTCTTATTTCTGGAATTGATTTTAAATTTTCAGGTATTTTAAAAGAGTAACCTTGACTAGAATGCACTGCATCAAAAGCTTTTTTATAGTCATCATTTAAATTTTTATAATTAGCGATTGTCTTACTTGGTTTATCTAAACTAATTTCAGGTATAACTATTTTTTTAGAACCTTTTCTTCTACCCTCATTAAATTTATTTTCTGCTGCTCTAGCTTCTTTGTTAAATTTTCTAACAGAATCATTAATTAATTTTTTATCTTTTGATTCAATAGCTTCTTTTAATTCTAATTCTAATTGAGATTTTCTAGCATCCCATCCTACTTTTAATTTATTTTTACTAGCATCTATTATTTGACCATATATTCCATATGGTGTGCTTGCTCTATTAACAGAACTAGCTACACCTAAAGGCTCATCAATGTCGTAAGCTTTTGCTATTCCTGATTTTATATACTTTGGATCTTGAACAATTCTACTTTTTGTACCTTTAATACTTGATTCTCCAACAGATTTACCTATTAAAGCTTCATTCATATTTCTAATGTAGTTGTTATAAGGAGAAGATTTTAAAATTTTTGTAGCATTGTCTTTAAACTTAGGTTTGATATTTAAACCTCTATTGTCTTCAACACCTGTTTCTGAGTAAATACTAGCAAGTTGTAACAGTCTTGTTGCAGCTTGTGAGTCACTTACAGAGCCAATAACTTTTTTAACTTTGTTAATATCTTTAATACTTGTCTTGCCAGTTTTGAAAATATTATTAATATCTTTATCCTTTGATAATTCTAACAACTGTCTATTAACACCTTGAGATTCTTGTTGTGCTATTCTAGCGGCTGTTGTTGCATCTAAAATATTTACATTTCCTGCATCTACAGCATTTTTAATTGTGTAAAAATCAAAGTTTCCTAATTTTCTTAACTCTTGTGATGAGGGTAGTCTGTTATTCTTTTTTTTAAAATTTTCTACAAAAGTTTGTAGTCTTTTTTGTGCTTCTGTTGCTTGACCGCTTCCTTGTTTAACTACTGGTCTAGCAGAAAACTCTTCTTCAGTAATTGTTATAGGTGCTTCACCGCTTTGCATAGATTTTATAAAACTATCAATTGTACTAGACTTATTGTTTTTAAAACCTAATTCTTCATTTATTGTAGGAATACTTTTTCCTGCTAAATAACTATCTTTTATTTGTTGTCCAAATTGTTCTAATGAACTACCTGCATAAAAATTTTCTCTATCAGATACTTCAATCTGTTCTGTAACCTTTTCACCTAACTCACCAAAGTAAGGCATTAACATTTCTGTGTGTTGTTCTTGTGTAATCTCTCCATCTTTGAGAGCTTCATCCATATACATTTTTAAAATAGAAACTTTACTTCGAGGCATTAAATTGCCTTTTGCTTTTTTCAGTGTTTGCATTTTATTAATGAGAGTTGGTTGAGGAGTTCCATCCTGAAAACCAGGACGTCTCATGTAAGACATCATTTGATTATAATCGTTGAGTTTCAAATTAAACTCCTAATATGTGAGGCAGCCCACCTGAAGCATTTTTTTTTCTTCTTGTGACTTTATCAAACTCACCTTGAAATTCTAAAGTATCACCTTTTTCCATTAACAATTTATCATAAGAGTCAGGATCAATTCTTCTATTTTCTAACATCTTAATAACTCTACCTTGAAGATCAGGTTCCATTTCAATCATTTGATCAATCATATCTTCATCTAATTCAGGAAAATTTTGTTTAAGTTTTTCTCTACTTAATTTAAAACCTTTAGGTACTTCAGGTACATCTAAAATTTCTCTTGGTTTAGTTCTAGATTCAAATTCTGATATTAATTGTTGTGTAGTTTTTTCTGGTTGATCTATTTCATCAGCAGTTTTCATGGCGCCTTTACCAAATTTTTTATTAATCATATCTACTAATTTCATAATTCCTTTAGGTGTTCCTGTAGCAAAACCCATTCTACCACCATCAGCTTTTTTAGGTCTGACTACTTCATCAAAAGTTCTTTCATAAAAATCTACAGTGTCACTTATATCGACACCTTCATCCATGGCATTACTTTTAATTTTTGCCATAGTAATTCCAAAGTCATCAGACTTTGTTCCTGAATACATAATTTTCATTACTAAATCATCATTATCTAATTGATCTACTAAATCATCAAACATATTAGATCTAACCACAGCACCCATATCAACAGTATCAAATATACCTTGACTTGCATCTTCAACTAAGTCAGCTACAAAAAGTTTTTGTTTTGTAGTTTTAGCACCTAGATTACTAATTATACCTTTAGCCTTATTTAATTTTCTTGCATTCTCATCCATTGTAAATGCTGACATTTGTTCATCAGTTACAAATGGTCTATCTAAATCTGGTTTTATTTTTTTAGTTATATTACCACCTGGTCCTGGTATTGGATTTGCATCTAAAAATGCTTCCATGCCTCCAGCTTCATCTACATCTTTAAAAAATTGTGTTTCATCTGCTTTGTCAAAATAACCTTTACCAAATTTTCTATCAACTAAGTCTTGTACAACATCTTCTTTGCTTTTAGTAAATTCAACTACTTCATCAATTGGTTTGGTTCCTGAGGCCTGAGTCATGATACCAGTATCAAGAGTGGATATGTTTTCACCTTGAGATGTAATTTTAGTTTTAGCCTCTTCCATAATCATCTCTTCTTCGATTGGATTAGGATCTCTTTTAGTTTGTTTTTTGAAACCTTTTTTAAGAGCGTTGTAAGCTGCAGTTATTGTTTTATATGGTCCCATAATTAATAATACGTCCTCTGTTGTGGAGGCATTTTATCCTCCTCATAATCTTCAGGGTGCTTGATCAAACCCCCTTGTCTAAATCTCATTACAGCTTGCGTCATGGAATCCACTAGATCATCATGGTCTCCGTAAGGAAAAGCTGCACATTCCTCAATGACTTCTTGTGCGAAGTCCATATCTTTGGGCGCCCATATCAGTCCCGACTCAAAGAGCGGAGATACTGCGTTTACCCTCGTGTGTTTATCATTACCACGCGATGGTGAGAAATTTATAACAGGAATACCCATTTTGCGCAACTCATAAGTTAGAGGCAGACCACTGGCTTTAGATTCAATGATTACAGTTTCAGGGTTCCAGTAACCATATTGTTCAAGAGCAATACGCCGGAGTTCAGGAAATTCATACCGACCCTTTAATGAATCTAATAATATTAAACTTGGTGGAGCATCTTCATTTTCTGTAAACACACCCCACGTTGTTATTGCACTATAGTCAGCTGTCTCCTTTTTCATAAATGCAGTGTCATAAGATTGTATAATATGTTGTAATGGTGGCATATCTTCTTCTTGCCAATCTCTCCACCACTCACGTTTTATTAAAGCTCCTTCTTCTGAAGTTGGGTTTTGCATATACTGTGCATTCCATTTACTCAGAGGAATACTAGCTTTAACAGATTCTAAATCTTTTAAATTCCAATACTCCGGCCAGACAGGTTTACCTGAGGGTAAGATAGCAGGGAACTCTACAATTTCCCACTGATCAGATTTAATTCCTTTTTGAGCATTTAATAATCTACCTGTTAAATCTTTTTCATTCCATCTTGTCATGATAACAACAATTGATCCACCAGGTTGAAGACGTTGTCTAGGTCCTGATGTGTACCATTCATAAGTTCTTTCAAGAGCTTGATTGTTCATAGCATCTTGTTCAGTATGTGGGTCATCAATAATTAATAAATCAGCTCCCCGTCCGGTAATAGCAGAGCCAACACCGGCAGCATAGTATTCACCACCTTGCTCGGTTTCCCATTTACCTGCAGCTTGAGAATCAGGATTAAGTCTAGTTTTAAAAACTGATTTATATTCTGGTGAATCCATTAAAGCTTTTGCTTTACGACCAAACCTTACAGATAATTCAGTTGTGTTAGTAGATTGAATAATTTTTAATTTAGGGTTTCTACCTACCATCCACGCAGGTAAAAGATAAGAACCAAATTCAGACTTGGTATGTCTAGGTGGCATATTAATAATTAATCTTTTAATTTTACCTTGAGCCAGTTTATCAAACTTATCCGCAATTTTTTTATGATGTTTACCTTCTATAAAATCAGGCCAGACATGTTTTACAAAATCCATAAAATTATTTTGTATTCCAGTGGTCTTTTTCTTTTCACCATACTGCGCAGCTAATAAAGCAAATTGTCTTCTGACATCAGCAGGTAATTTATCAAAGTTCTTTAGTTTATCTTTATCTATCATAGCAAAAAATTTTTCCGCAAAATTTTTGCAGAATTTTTTTGGAAACTCAAAAAGTATTTTACAGGTTTAAATGTATGAATCAAGCCATAAAGGGGATAGTCTGGGACCCCTTTTCTGCAAATAAAAAAACAATTATTTAATTAATTTAAAATTTAGGATGGACCCTGGTACCTCTATCAATTAAGAGAGGTACCAGGAAAGAGGGAGGTTTAATCTAGTAATACCATGTATGCTTTAGGATTAAGTCTACTAAACTTGTCCTTTGCTTTTAGCATTTCATCCCATTGCTCTAGTGCCTCGTGATAAAATACCTTGTCATGTATTTCTGATTCTTCTTTTGTTAATTCAACAGACTTGCCATTGAATCTGTTTCGTCTTGTATAGTCTTTATTGTCTGTCATATCTAGGACCATATAGGATAAGTCAAGCATTGTCAACCCTTTCAATACTATGACTTGGACCATAATGATAATCAGTCTTTACCTTATGATAGCCACCACTCTCTCGTCTGTGTCTGATAAACTCAATCGGTCTACCCTGTTCAATACTTTCCATATGTACATTTAACCAATCGTGCTCACAGCTTTGACTACAAAAGTATTTACCTCTTGTATTATTGTAATAGTCATCTCTATAGCTTTGGTCCATATTTACAAGTGCATACCTACCTCTAATTACACCTCTAGATTTTAGAAACCTATCCTGTGTA